TCTGCCTATCCCTCTCCGACACAGTCGGTAATACACCAAGACAGTCCATTTACAGCCAGACCAGTCGGGAATTAACCCGATGCCAGCCAAGCAGTCCAAAGCCCTACGAGGGGCAACCAAACCAAGGCTTGCCAGCATCCCATTAAAGGGTGCTAATAAACTCCAAGATGTAAAAGACCTATGCGAGATTATCCAGATGCCGCTATTGCCGTGGCAGGAGTATGTCCTCAAGGATATGCTTACAGTAGATAAACAAGGCTTCTGGATAAAAAAGACCTGTCTTGCAATTCTGGCAAGGCAAAACGGCAAAACGCACCTAGCGCGTATGCTGATCTTGGCTCACCTGCTAAAGTGGGATAGTAAGAACATTTTAATTATGTCATCGAACCGCTCGATGGCTTTGGATACCTTCCGACAAGTTGCACAAGTATTGGAGAGCAATGACCACCTTAAAGGATTCGTCAAACAGATACGTTACGCTAACGGAACTGAAAGCATTGAGATGCTCGATGGAACACGTCTTGACGTTGTTGCCGCTACTAGAGACGGCTCTCGCGGAAGAACCGCCGACTTTCTATATATCGATGAACTTAGAGAAATTAACGAAGAAGGATTTCGTGCAGCTATCCCAACTACGCGTGCGCGCCCAAACTCTCAGACACTCCTTACATCAAATGCTGGAGACGCTTTCAGTACTGTCCTTAACGGAATGCGAGAACGAGCTTTAGAGAACCCGCCTAAGTCTTTTGGCTTTTACGAGTACTCGGCTCCCCAGTATTGCAAGATTACAGACCGCGCAGGTTGGGCTCAAGCCAACCCTGCACTTGGATATACGATAAGTGAGGAAGCCCTTGAAGAAGCAGTTGCTACTAGCCCGATTGAAAATACTCGAACTGAGTTGTTATGCCAATGGATTGACTCATTGGCTAGTCCGTGGCCTCATGGCGTACTTGAAGAAACGAGCGACTCAACACTCACGATTCCGGTGGGCGGTTATACTGTCTTTGCATTCGATGTTAGTCCATCTCGTAGAAACGCGTCTTTGGTTGCTGGACAGATATTGCCGGATGGCCGGATTGGAGTCGGGATTCTCCAGACTTGGGAATCCCAAGTGTCGGTTGACGATCTTAAGATTGCGGCGGATATTAAAGCATGGGCGGATAACTACAGACCCCGTCAAATCTGCTTCGATAAATACACAGCGCAGTCGATAGCCGACAAGCTAAGCAACGCGGGCTGCATAACCCAAGACATCTCTGGGGCATCCTTCTATCAGGCTTGCGGAGACCTGCTCGATGGACTGGTGAATCATAGGGTTGTCCATGCGGGTCAACAGAACTGGATTCAGCAGATGAATAACTGCGCAGCCAAGGTTAATGACTCGGCTTGGCGCATTGTTAAACGCAAGAGTGCGGGCGATGTCTCTGGAGCGATTGCCACCGCCATGGTTGTCCATATGCTTTACAAACCACAACAGGTAGCGGCTATATACACAGAATAATCTATATGTAGTGTATAATTGCCTTCTATGGGTCTCTTTTCGCGTAAGCCACAAGTAATTGAAGCACAAGCCGCCCCGCACATTATGGGCGATAACCTTAACTCAATTTACAGCTTTACCTTCCCAGTTATCTCTCGCCGCGATGCTATGAGCGTTCCAGCTCTTAAAAGATGCCGCGATCTACTCTGCACAGTAGGCACAATTCCTCTTGAGTATAAGAAGAAGTCCACAGGCGAGGATATTCCTGCGCCACGTTGGGTTCACCAACTTTCAAAGTCACAGCCACAATTTGTGACAATAAGCTGGTTGGTTGACAGCCTTCTTATGTATGGTCAAGCCTTTCTCGAAATTGTTGAGGTTTATCAGGAAGACGGAAGAGGCGCTTCTTTCGAATGGGTATCTAACACACGTGTCACCTTTGACCTAGATGTTCACAACGTATATGTAACTCAATACTATGTTGATGGCTCACCTCGCCCAATGTCAGGTTTAGGATCACTTGTAACATTCCAAGCCTTCAACGAAGGCATACTTAATGCTGGCTCTCGTACCATTCAGGCAGCGATTGACGTTAATAAAGCGGCCGCGATAGCCGCATCAACGCCAATGGCATCTGGCATCTTGAAAAACACAGGCGCAGACCTACCACCTGCCGAGGTCTCTGGACTTCTAGCAGCTTGGAAGCGCAGCCGTCAAAATAATTCAACCGCTTACTTGACTTCAACTCTTGAGTTCCAGCCAACACAATTCTCGCCTCGTGACATGATGATGGTGGAAAGCATCCAGAACCTAGCGACAGAAATTGCCCGCCTCTGCGGAATCCCTGCTTATTATGTTTCAGCGGATCAGAACACATCTATGACTTACGCCAATATCTTGGATGAAAGAAAGCAGTTGGTAGCCCTTGCTTTCCAGCCTTACATTTCAGCTATTGAATCTCGTTTGTCTATGGATGATATTTCAACAGCAGGGCATTACGTCAAATTTGCACTTGATGACTCATTCCTTCGTACAGAACCAATGGAGCGACTTCTTGTAATTGAGAAGATGCTAGAACTTCAACTAATTACAACTGAACAAGCGATGGAAATGGAAGATTTAACTCCCAACGGAAGTGAGACAATATAATGGAAACTTTGTACATCGAAGCCGCCTCTATTGAGTGCAGCGAAGAACGCCGCGAAATCTCTGGCAAAATTGTGCCAATGGGAACTGGTGAAATTGGACAGACCAATCTAGGCGCATACACATTCGCTGCTGGCTCTATCGAAATTGCTGATCCGACAAAGATTAAGCTGCTGTCACAGCACGACATGAAGAAGCCAGTAGGTCGCATGGTTACAGCCGAGACACGCGAAGATGGCATTTATGCAACCTTTAAGCTCTCACGCTCTACAGGCGGCAACGATGCGCTTGTCATGGCTCAAGAAGGTCTTGTAAGTGGTCTTAGCATCGGCGCAGAGATTATTTCATCTAAGCCATCACGCGATGGCTACACAGTCGTAACAGCGGCTAAGTTAAAAGAAGTTTCTCTAGTCACGGAAGCGGCATTTAAGTCCGCCGAGGTGCTAGAGATAGCAGCAGAAGAAGTAATTCCTGCTGAAGAAACCCCAACTACAGAAAGCGAGACAGTCGTGGAAGAAACCACACCAGTCGAAGCAACACCATCAGTAGAAGCTGCGGCTGTCGAGGCTGCTCGTCCTACTGTTCAAGCAATGATGTACACCAGCCCAAGAATTGAAATCACAAAGCGCAATTACTTGGAAAACACACTTAAGGCTAATGTCTTTGGTGACGATGAATCACGTCAATGGCTACGCGCTGCTGACAACGATCAGACAACAGGTGCAGGATTTATCCCAACACCACAGAGCACACAGCTCCTCAACTTCCTCTCAAACGCTGACCGTCCGATGATTGACTCGGTCTCTCGTGGCACAATGCCAGAGTTTGGAAAAACATTTGAGTTGCCAAAAATTACTGAAGTTCCTCTTGTTGACCAGATTGACGAGAATGGCGCAGTAACAGAGTCACAACTTGAAGCATCATTTATTACAGTTACAAAGAAGTCATTTAAGGGTCGCGCAATTACCACTCTCGAACTTCTTACAAACTCAACACCTGCATTTCTTGATGAACTGCTTGTTCAAATGGAATATGCCTATGCTAAAGATACAGAAGAGTTTGTAACTACAGCAATTCAGGGCGCAGGAACACTTAACGCAACAGCACAGGCTAATTCAGCAACAGGATTGCTAAGTTATGTTGCAAGCGCAGCAGCGGCAGTTTATTCCGCATCACTTGGCTTTGCGCGCAACATGATTGTTACTCCAGAACAATGGGCTAACATTATGTCGTACAACGATGCAGGACGCCCAATTTACATTGCTGCAAATCCTCAAAATAATGCTGGAGCGCTATCACCTACAAGTTTGCGCGGCAACGTAGCTGGACTTGACTTGCGCGTATCTCGCTACATGAAGGGTTCTGGCGGAGTTGGCACAGCCGATTACTCAATGGCTGTAATTAACCCAGATG